TTAGGTTGATTTCAACAGGAACTTTTGTCTCGTTGTCATCTGGACATGTAATGTTTACTTCTACCATTTCTCCAATTGATTTTGATCTCAATTGAATAAAGACATATTCAATGTCAAAGAACGGTAGAGTCTTTGGTTGCAGTTTGCCAAATGTGCAGTCATGAATTATTTGTTCTACTGCACGAAGCATATCTGTTTGGTTGCCAGTTGATTGTGCAACCATTAACACCTTCTCTTCTTTTACAAGGAATGGACGGTATTCAACTTTTTCTCCAGTTGAAGGGAGCGTCAATTCATACTTGGCTGTCGCCAGCGATGGTAATGCCATAATTATCTCCTATACATTACGATTAAAATCCACCAAATCCTCCAATTTTGAATTGACTTAGTGGGTTTGTAGATTTAGTTATACCCTTAAAAAAGTTCTTAAAGGCAACTACTTTGTTTATTGCAAATACTACTTGATCCCTTGCTCCAAGTGCATCATTGATACCCTTTTTAATTGTTCTGATACCATCATTGATACCATCGGGGAATCCTTCAGTAATACCTCTTTGTTTTACAGTTTTGGGTTCATACCCAGCGTAAACTTTTGTTGGTTGATTTCCAATTGCAACTGTTCCTCTTGGAATAGGGCCATCTTCTGTTCTAACCCATGATGCAGTAATATCGCCTGGCTGTTGAACCTTTAGTGGTGCCCAATCTCTGAACGCCATGTTTATAGTTGCTCTTGCAATTTCATTCTGTGATGCATTTGAAAATTCTACTGCACCAACAGTCTTAGGAAAAACATCTCTAATCAAAATACCAGCAGTATATCTATTCGCTTCATCCAACTGATATACATACATATTCGATGTATATTCATTATAGTAATTCAAATTATATGTAGTAGGGTCTACAATCAAGTCTTGCCAATCATTGAACAACCATCTTTCTTCATGGTTTGGCCTTAAAAGAAAAGTCATTGCAATATCTTCTGCATAACTTATTCCCTGTGCCACTTCATATGAAGGCCCATATGCATTCTCATCTGTTGTTGTTCTTATGTTCTTGCCGGGGAATGATACTGACTCCAGGCGAAGACTCAAATCTCTTACTGTTTGTCCACCAGAGTTAAGTGCGTTTGGTGTAAGGATGAATGCCTTGAACCTATTGGTTCTTGCACTACCTTTGCTGAATGTTGAAACGAATTGATCGTATTCGTAAGACATTATTGTGGTCTCCTAGGCGCATTTGCCATTCTTCTTGAATCAGAATACACCTTACTATCTGTTGCTTTCACAAATCTTTGAACTGGTAACAACACAGCCATCATCATCTCATCTGCATCAATCCTACGGAATGGTGTTCTAACATGGTCTGCCAAATACCGTTTTACGGTTGGTTTGACAAGTGGGTTTCTTTTGATACGATTCCATGTCAAACGAATTCTTGTGTCTTCATCCATTCTGTCATCAGTTGCATATTCACTGATTACATTGAGAAGTTTGATTCTCATTGGAATAGATAGATAGTGAAAGTTTAGTCCCAAGAAACCATCCTTATATTCTTCAATAGGAAGAACTAGAGGAAACCTATCATAATATGGTAGTTCTCTTTTGAACTTGGGGTCATAGTAAAAGAAATTCATGCGTCCAAAGTTTGGGCGTGATGTAACTATTCCCTCACGAATCAATTGTCCAGTTGGGGGAACTCCTAGTTCACGAACCTGTTGTCTGAACCATCTAACGGAGCGTTCCTTGCCACCTGTCTTTTCTAATATCGTATCAAAGTATGTCATACTTCTATTTATACGACTAACCTAGATGGTCTTCAGTTAGTATCTTAAATTCTATTCCTCTATCATTACACCACTCAATTGCGGCCTCCCATTTTGCCTGATTGATACCCCACTGTCTAACCTCTTGCACAAACCTCTTAGTTTTGCGTGTAGATGTAGGGGGACTGCAATATTTCTTGGGTTTGACTTCTATGAGTATCTTCTTGATTGAACCATCTTTTTGACGAACCTTGATGTAGAAATCAGGGAAGTAACGGTGTCTTCTACCGTCTAGGGGGGATATATAAGGTATGATGACTTCTTCAGAACCCCACTCAAGTATGGCTTCGTTCCTATCGCAGTAAACCATAAACTTGCGTTCCCAGAGAGAACGGTAGAATATCTTACTTACATCACCTTTATATTTTTTTATGTTGGTTGGTATGTATCGTCCACTGTATGCCATGACAAACCTTATAAATACTTTAAAGATTACAGGATTATTTAGATGCCCTATCAAGACCAAATAATGAGGATTGCTTCTGATGTGGACGAAGGTTCACGCAACGCAGCAATTGGTAATTTAGTTTATCCGGCAGATGTTGGAACTATGTCTCGTAGTGAACATTTTGTTCAATTTTTTATCAGAGAAACAACTGGTGCAAGGGCATCTCTACCAAAAGGTTCATTTGCAACGGATAGAGTGCCTGGCACTGTTCCTCGTCCACCTACACAGAGAATTTCTGGTTCTATTACACTATACATGCCTGCCCAGATTCAAGTATCTCAAAAGGCAAACTATGGTGAGGCAGAGATTGGATTTGCAGTCGCTGGGGCGATTGGTGCAGCAAAGGGTATTTCTGGTGGACTTGACAACATCGACTGGGCATCACTAGGTTCTACTGCGGCTACGGCAGCTGGCAATGCAGTTGCAAGTTCGTTAGAGACAGCAGGGGCAACTGGTGCAACTGCGGCGAAGTCAATTATTCAAGGAAGAACTACAAACAATAGAACAGAGATGAAGTTTGAAGGTATCGACAGACGAGCGTTTCAGTTTAGTTTCAGACTTCTTCCTCGTAGTGAAGAAGAAGCAAAACAAATTCAACAAATTGTAAAAATGTTTAGATTACATTCAATGCCAAGTTTTTATGGTGGTGATGCATTAGGAAGAACTCTAGTTGCTCCCTCCACATTTGATATTGAATACAACCCATCACATACCCTACACAAAATATCAACTTCTGTTCTCGAAGCAGTAGATGTGAAATTTGGTGGAGAGCGTCCACAATTCTTTAGGGATGGACAACCAGTAGAAACAGAATTAACACTTAGTTTCAAAGAACTGGATATTGTTACCAAAGAAAAAGTCGCACAAGGATTCTAATTATGTATTTTAAAAAGTTTCCAAAAATTGAATATGATGTTAGAGGTGATGGTATTACAACAACCATGACTGATATTACTCGTAGGGCTCGTTTGAATAATTCTACATTGTTGAATTATGTAAATTTTGATTTCTATGATGTGCCAGATGGGGAAACTCCAGAATCTTTAGCACACAAGTATTATGGAGATGCGAATCTTCATTGGATAATCCTTCTTGCAAATAATATCAGAGACATTTATACAGACTGGCCAATGTCAGTTGAAAGATTTGAACAGTTTGTGAAATCAAAATACACAGATGTGAATGCAATTCATCATTATGAGGTAACACAATCATCTGGTGATACAACATTCAAGATTGAGTATCCAAATGATTCTGCAACAACAATTCCCTCAGACGCTGTTGCAGTCACTAACTACGAATACGAAGAAGCACAATTGGAAAAGAAAAGAAGAATCAGGATTGTTCGTCCAGAATTTGTGGATAGAATTAAACAAGAATTTGAATCAGTAATTGGTGGTTAAGAATGGCAGAACTACAGTATGCTGGTGAATATAGTCTTGAAATTTGTGAAATCTATGCAGCCAGTGGTGCAGTATTAGACTTAAAAGACCAGTTCGCATCAATTAATATTTACGAAGATATTATGAAGAACGCCCTGACAGGCGATATTTCTCTTGTGGATACGAACAATCTACTCACAAACCTTCCTATCATCGGACAAGAAAAACTTGCACTTAGAATTGTCACTCCAAATGCAGAAGACAATTCCTCAAGAGAGATTGCAGTCAACTTTACAGAAACTCCACTTTACATATATAAAGTAGACTCTAAAACGGATATCAACGATTCGACAATTACCTATACACTATCATTCACGACAGCAGAAGCAATTCGTGCAAATCGTATTCGTATAAGTCAGTCGTTTTCTGGTGAACCATCTGTAGATATCGTAAGAAAAGTATTGCGTGACGAAGAATTGTTAAACTCTAAAAAAGAATTCTTTTATGAACTTACATCCAACAACTTCAAGTTTGTTGCACCAAATATGCGGCCCTTTGAATTTATCAATGCGGTATCAAGGCGATGTTTGTCTAGAGAATATAATTTTTCCCCTACATTCCTATTTTATGAAACAGTCAAGGGATATTTCTTCAGAACCATCGACAGTATGATGGACAGAAAAAACCCTAGAGTTATCTATCGTGAAGATACCCCAAATATTATCGAAGGAAGTGAGTCTCGTCCAAACGCAGTCAAAAACCTATACAATATTCTAAACTATTCTGTTGTAGGTTCAACAGATGTAATGATGAATATGAGAAAAGGTATGTATGCGTCTACACTTACAATGATTGACTTGGTGAACAAGACTGCTGAGAACTTTAACTATAATTATTTTGATGACTTCCCAGAAGATAAACATGTGGACGCTTTCAATGCATACGGTTCTCGTAATGCACCACTCGCTAGTGATGTAAGAGATGACTACAACAACAGATTATCTGATTATGACCAAGCGGCAATCTATATGCAGGCAGTAGACAGAGACTCGCCTGGCGGTTTGTTCTCTGCTCGTTACGAAGGACAATATGACTATACTGGAACTGATAACTGGTTGCAAAGAAGAAGAGGTAGATTTACTTCTTTAGATTCTGCAATCACATTGCGTATCGAAGTGCCTGGCCAGACGACCCTACAGGCTGGAGATTTACTTGGCATCAACATGCGAAATCAAGGTATTCTTGCAGAAGAAGATAGAGACCCTTACTACAGTGGTAGATATCTAGTCAAGAAACTAAAACACGAATTCACCAGAGGACAAGGAGTTTATAAACATACTTGCCATATGGAGGTAGTTCGTGATACAATTAAACAACCATACCCGAATGCTGGTGTTCCACTGATTGACGGTGGTAATTCTGTCGAGGAAGTTATTCCTACAGGTTCAGAAGACCCTGGCGTGGTATCTTATTAAGAGGAGGCCTATAGACAACAACTTTTGTTATGATTCTAGTATTTTAAAGAGGAAAAACATGACAACTAAACTCAAAAACCGACTTCAGAAGATGCACTTTCAAAAACAAATCACCCGAAGATATGAGGTAGAGGAAACGGAGAACGATAAATACTACGAAGAACTTTACTCTAATAAGATTAGAGAGTTGTTAGGAACAAATTATGAAAACATTTCAACAAATACAAGAGGGGGTTTACGATCCCAACATATTTAAAGCAATCTTCCTAGCCGGAGGGCCAGGTTCTGGTAAGTCTTATGTTGTTCGCAAAACAACAGGTGGACTGGGCATGAAGATTGTAAACAGTGACGATATCTATGAAAAGATGTTGAAGGACGCTGGACTATCAGCGACACCAGAAGACATCTTTTCAGATAAAGGACAAGAGATTCGTGGAAGAGCGAAACAAACTACCAAGCGTATGCAAGGTAACTACCTAGAAGGTAGACTTGGACTTATCATTGACGGCACTGGTAAAGACTACGATAAGATTGCGAAACAAGTTGCTGGCCTAAAGGCAATTGGATACGAGTGTTCTATGATTTTTGTGAACACTTCACTGGACACTGCACAAGAGCGTAATAGAATGCGTTCTCGCACACTTCCAGAAGATGAGGTTGCAAAGATGTGGAATGCAGTTCAACAAAACATCGGTAAATTCCAGAGATTGTTTGGTAGTGCAAACATGATTATTGTGGATAATAACGATGCTGGTGAGGATGTATTCAATAAGGTATGGAAAAGGTGTATGCTGTTAGTTAAGAAGAAGGTAACGAATCACATTGCAAAACGGTGGATTCAACAACAACTAGCCGCAAAAAAACGGTAATTTTTTCAAAAAAAGCCGCAGAAAAGTGAGAAAGCCCTGATTTTTCAGGGCTTTTTTTTTGATTTTTTTCGGCGAAAGCCCTTGACTTGTTCTCAAAACATTGTTATATTAGCTATGTAAGATGAGTTGTAAAGAGAAAAAGAGGTAAAAATATGTTTCGTATTCCTAACTTTCATGAGATGACTGAGATGACTTGGGATGAGGCAGTTCGCATCATCAAAGGTCGTGGTAAGGGTGACTTGCTCGCTGGTATGGAAGAGATGAACGGTGTTTGGGATCGTTACATTGCTGATCAGAATGCTTTCTACAACGGTGAGAAAGATGAGATGATTTACGGTGATGATGATGACTTCTTTGAACACTGGTGTTATGAGTGTAATGCCTACAACATTGTGTTTGAGGGTATGGGTAAACTTTTCGGAGAGGCGAAATAATGTATACAGTAACTTATAAAATTTTTGGAAAGTATGTAAAAGAACACAAGTTCGACACATACGAAACTGCGAAAAAGTTCTTCTATGTAATGATGAAGAACCCAAAGACAACTTCAGTAGAATTGGAGACAATATAATGGATTATATAACTAAAATTCAGAAAGAATATGTGTTTTTCACAGATATGTTGAAGCGTCTAGAACGCAAGAAAAAGAAAACGCCAGGCAATGGATTCGCAATGATGAAGTGTCGTGAAAAGATTGCAGAATTGGAAAAGATTTTTGAACGGATTGATTATGCCGCTCAAGTAACTTATGATTAAAGAAAGGAAAAAAATATGACATTATATTTGGCTATGGATGGAGTGATTGCAGACTTCTTTGGTGGGCTGCAAGAATACTTTGGAGTGAAACATTGGAAACAGATTCCTAAAACTGAAGAGTCCATTATGGGGCTCAAGGGTAGCTCCTTCTTTGGTGGGTTGGAGACATATCCAACTTCACAAGAACTGGTGGACTTTGCTAAGTCTACAGGTGATTGGGGCATCTGTGCTTCACCACTAAAAGGTGATAGGGATAACTCTGCATACTGGAAGCGTGTGTGGTTGACTCGTTACGAGTTTCTTCCTGATAT